CTCCGGCGACAACCGAGTGCGGCGTGAATGCCGCTGGCAACATCCAGTTTCTCGCTGCGGACGCTGTCACGCTCGCAGAGGTGGTCTACGTCCCGATGGAAGGCGGCGTGGTCGAGGACTTGCTTCCGGTCGCAGCCGACGTCGGCACGTTCCTGCAGAGCCGCAAGGCGCAACAGCTTCTGGCTGTCACGGCGACCGCTGGCGGCGCTCCGGGTGTCAAGACCCTGGTCACGCTGCGCGGCGCGACTCCGGCGGCTGGCTCATGCGCCATCAACCTGCTCGGCACTGGCGTCGTGTTCGCCGCTGCGGACGCGATCACCGCTTGCACGGCTCGCTACGTCGCGCAGCCCGGTGTCGGCGGCGCTCCGGGGCCGATCGGCAGCGTGCTCGACGCGCAGCAGTCATCGCTGTAGCTTGCGAAAGTTCCAGACGATCGCCGTCGCTCACCGGCTCCTATCCGGTGGGCGGCGGCGTTCGCAATTTGTGTAGACACCTTGACGCTACGGCTGCGGTTTTAGCCGGATGAGGAAAAGCATGTTCATCAGCAATCTGTTTCGCGGTCCCTTGCGTGCTCCCGAAGGCGAACCAACCGGCGCTGGCACTCCAGCGGTCGACCCACCAGTGGCTCCTACGGTCGAGCCTACAGCCCCGGTCGGCTCGATCACGCTCACGTCTGAGCAGCTGCGCGACCGGCTCGATCGCTCGCGCACGGCGTTCCTACGGGCCAACGGGTTTGCGTCTGAGGACGAATTGAAGGCGCTCCGGCAACGCGACGTTGACCGAGTCGCGACCGAAGAAGCTGCGCGTAAGGCGACCATGACGCGCGAACAGCAGCTGCAGGAAGAACTGGCGCAGGCGAACGCTCGCTCGGTGGCGTCTGAGGAACGCGCGGCGCGGGCTCACTTCGATCGGCATGTCGCTGGCGTGTGCGCGACGCTCGGCGTCAAGAATCTCGACTACGCGACGTTCCTGGTCGAGCAGGCGGCGCAGGCGATTCCCGATGGCCAGGAGTTGGATGTCCAGGCTTGGCTGCAGAGCAGGCTGGAGTCGCACCCCGCGACACGCGCGGCGCTCGGCATCGACGCTCCGGTGACGTCTGTGATCGATCCTGTCACCACCGTGCCTGTCGGCGCTCCCCCACCGACTGCGCCACGCCCTGGCAACGGTCCCGCTCCTGTCGATGCGTTCGGCATGGACGCTGCGGCGTGGCAGGCCAAACGCGAAGCGCTCGGAATCTCTTGAACACGCGCTGGCCTACTGATACGCTCCGGCTCAATCAGTAGCTGCGCTCGCACTACGCTAACGACGGCGGTTCCTGTCGGCAATCAGCGAGAGCACACTTGAGAATCACCAAGGAGGTGTCTCGTGTCGCTCGCATTGGCCGGAATCCCCGCACAAATCCAGAACCTACTCCAAGACCGCACGCTTGAGCGTGTCTTTCACGACAACCTGTTTCCCCGGATGCTGTACCGGGCCGAAGCGCGACCCGAGGACTGGCAAGCCAATCTCGGTGAGCGAATGATCTTCACCCGCGCTGGTGCGATCCCGGTGTCCACCGTTCCGTTGGTGCCCGGAAACGATCCGGTGCCCTCGACCTACGCCACCGAGCAGTGGGAAGCCGAAGCTCGGCAGTTCGGCAACACCATCGACACGCACATGCCTTCCAGCTACACGGCGCTTGCGTCGCTGTTCTTGCGCAACACGCAACAGCTGGGGCTCAACTCCGCTCAGACCATGAATCGCCTGACACGCGATCCGCTGTTCACGGCCTACCTGGCTGGTGAGGCGATGGTCAAGACGGCGGCGCTCCTGGGTGCCACGTCGCTGCGCGTCACCACGCTCAACGGCTTCACCCAGCAGCTGCAGAACGGTCGCTTGTCGCCTGTCTCGGCGCTGAACCCGATGCCGATCACGTTTTCCACCGCAGAGCCTGCGAACACCGTTGTCGGTTTCGTGCCTGACGTCGCAGCCGAGCCCAACGGCTCCGGTGTGCTGGCGCTCGGCGCGGCGCTGATCGGTGCTGTGGCGCTCCGCGTCGGAGTGTTCTCGGCGTCGCGCAGCCGTCGCTTGCGCGTCGGCGCTGGTGCCACGGTCGATTCGTTGACCGCAGCCAACATCCTGACCCTCAACGACGTCATCGCGGCAGTCTCGCGGCTGCGTGCGCAGAACGTGCCTCCGCATCCCGATGGTCGCTACCACGTCCACATGACCCCCCAAGCGGAAGCGGAAATCTTCCAGGACAACCACTGGCAGCGCTTGCACCAGTCGCTCCCCGACGGCGCTCCGTATCGCGATTTGGCGATCGGCGAGGCGGTCGGCTGCTACTTCTACCGCAACACCGAGAATCCCGACGTGCAGTCGACCCAAGCGTCGCGTGCACTGTCGGATCCCGGCGGCGCGGGGCTCGCGGTGCTCGCTCCCGAAATCGGCGGCGAGATCACCAACGCGGCTGGCGTCCCGGTGCTGCGCACGATCATCACGTCGGGCGGCGCGATCTACGAGAAGTACATCGATGAGTCGAAGTACATCACCGAGGCGGGCGTGACCGGCAAGATCGGTCAGTTCAGCATCATCAACGGCGGCGTCGCGATCATGACGCGCCGAATCCGCTTCATCCTGCGTTCGCCGCTGGACCGCTTGCAACAGCTGGTGGGCCAGACCTGGTCGTGGTCCGGCGACTTCCCGATCCCGAGCGATCAACTCTCGGGCGACGGTGCGCGCTACTTGCGCGCGGTCGTGATCGAGCACGCCTGAGCAATCCGGCGAGGCTACTCTCGACGCCCTGCACTCGTACCTGATAGGGTACGGGTCAGGGCGTTCGACTTTGGAGACATCATGGCGGAAAACCTCGAAACAATGACCCGTGACCAGCTGGTGGAGCAGGCCGACGCGCTCGGCTTGGAAATCCCCAAGGGCGCTTCCAAGGCTGCGGTGCGGTCGATGGTCGAGGACGCACTCGCGGCGCACAGAGCGGTCCCGGTGCCTCCGGTGCCTCCGGTGCCTGGCGCGCTGTCGACCGATCAGCGCAAGCTGCTCCTGGAGGCGCAGGACGCCGAGATCGACATGGTGCTCGCGGACATGGACGTGCCTGCCTGGTGCCGCGCCGAGTTCCAGGTCGAGAAAGACAAGCGCTCGGCGGCGTCGTTGCGCTCCGAGATTGAGCAGTGGCACGTCACCAAGGGCGGGCGCTACTTTATCCCGGGCCACGGAACCACGATCCCCACCGGCTCGGTGGTGTCTCCACTCACTCACAACCTGGACGATCTACGGGCGCAGGGAATCGAAATCGAGCCGCTGAAGGGCTCTGTCGAGGTCTTTAGGGACCAGCTTGGCTTTGCGAAAACACGCATTATCGGAGGCTAGACAATGGCGTTCACCGAGCAGCAGAAGGGCCGCGTCCTGCACCACCTGGGATACCCAAACTGGTCGATGCTCTCAAACGGCATACAGCTTGGGTTTCCCGCTGGCGGGCAACCGCTGTTCCTGGTCGAGCAGGCTTTCAAACTGCTCACGCCTGACGGTGAGGCGGAAGTCACGAACGATATTTGTGAGTGCGACGCAATCGAGTGCCAGCTGACCGATGCGCGCTCGCGGTTCCGCGCTCTGGAGTTGGGTGAGTTGAAGCTCAATCCCCAAGAGCCTCGCCAGCTGCGGCAAGAACTGCAGTGGTGGCGTAACAAGCTGTGCGACGATCTCGGCGTCGCGCCGAATCCGCGCTCCATGCAGGCGCTATCGGGTGATGCCGGAGGGATCAACGCTCGGGTGATCGGGTGAGCAATCCCCGCGTGCTGCAGCCTGGTCGCGACCCGGCGCTCCACCCCAACCGCAGCCCTGGCCGGTCGCTGGTCGAATCGCTCGGCGGCCTGGTGGACGATCTGCGCCAGATGCAGACCGACTTCGGAATGCGACCCTACAGGCTGTTCTCGGTCGTGGTGAAGTGGACCGGAGGTAGCTCGGGGCGCGGCGATGCAGTGGTCGTGAGCGAGCGCGAGCTACTGCCAACGCCCAAGCTACTCGGCACCGAGGCGTTGCAGGGCGTAGCCTCGCCTGGTGGCTACCTCAATCGCGGCTCGGTGCGCTTGGTGCAAGTCTCTCCACGGTACACCGAGGACGACGTGCGGGCTTTGTTTCATGTGCAACCGCTCCCCACCGACTGCGACGGGTTCATCGAAATGCGTATCGACGCTCGCGACGGCGTGACTGATCGGCGGCGCTTCATCGTGTCATCGCCACCGTTCCGCAACGCCGAGCGGTTTGAGTGGGTAGTTCCGATCAACTCTCAACAGGGCGACCGCACTCGCTCCGGCGAAGTGTCTGACGACACCAAGTCTCCCGGCGAGATCCAGCTGATGCGGTTCCGCGAAGGCGCGCTGTGAGCACGCACAGGGTCGATCTCAGCGGGTTCGCAAACGCGCTCGGGCAGCTGCCTCCGAAGCTGGAGAAGGCGATCATCCGGGGCATGGTGAGCGCTGCGATGCGCGGCGTGCATGTCGCCGTCCAGAACATTGCCACTCGCAATCCACAGACCGGCACTCCACCGGCTGTGGACGAGGGGTCGCTGATGCGCTCGGTATCCTGGCACCGCATTCCCTACGGCGCGATGATCGTCGTAGACGCTCCGCATGCCTCGATGCTGGAGTACGGCACCAGGCCGCACGCGGCTCCGCTTCAACCGCTGATCGACTGGGCAAAGCGCAAGTTCTCGGTGGACGACAAGGAGGCGAAGCGGATCGCCTATGCCGTGCGTGGGAAAATCAAGAAGCTCGGCACCAAGCCCCGGCGATACATGGCGCGCACTGTGGTAGAACTGCAAACCAAGATCGTGCCCGAAGAGGTCGAGCGCGAGTTGCTGGCAATGCCGTAGGAGTCGACCGGATGGCTAAAATCAAGGGCGTAGGCGAAGTGAATCTGGCTGCGACGTCAAAGGTCGCGGCTGCCGGTAAGGCGATGCCTCCGGGAAAGGCTGCGGCCAAGAAGCCATTGCCGTTCGGCAAGGTCAAGGGTCTGGCTGCCAAGCCGTGACGCTGCGCACGGTCACGGGCGTCGACACCTATCCGCTGGCGGCGCTCGGGACTCTCGACCCACGCAACGCCATGAGCGAGGTGCTGTCGGCATACCTCCGGTGCGCCAAGTTCCGGCGCGGTGGCGGCACCGTGGGCGACAAGGTGTTCGGGCTTGAGCGGGTATATCCCTGGTGGCCTGACCCCAAGCGGGGAATCGAGTACCCGAGCGCGAGCATCACCGAGGACGCTCCGATCCCCTACGAGCCGCAAAACTTCGTTCCGGTCCCGCTGGAGCGCACCTGGGACGCGATTGAGGCTGACACGGTGCTGTGGAAAACCGGCGAGGCGGTGGCCGACTTCACGCTGGACTTCTGGACGGTGGACGATCCCACGCGCGAGGCAATCGCGGCGCGCATCCCGAGCCTGTTCAATCCCGGCGAGGGGTATGTCGGGGTGCGGCTTGCTGGCGATCCGAGGTACTTCCGGGCTCCGGTGCGCGCGACCCTGGTCGGCAGTCAGCGCG